AAGTATATCTGATCTAGTGTCAACCTTCCCACTTGCTCAGGTGTATATCCAGCACCTCCCTCGAAAGGGTTTTCGCACAACACGCGAATATGCCAAGCCGTCACACCTCCCATAAGCCCGCTGCCCTTGATGACTTCTACATCGTCGTCATCAAGACTTTGTAAGGCAGCGAGCCCTATCCATTTGGGGCCGACACAGTAGAGATTTTCTCTACCAATCTCGCAGCCTCAATTAGACATGGCAGTGGCCACGAACGTACATCCCTCTCAGTCACTTCGGGGTGTTCATAGCTCAGCGAAGTGTGAATAAAGGAAAGCCTCCCCTCGGTAGTTCCAGTTGCCCACCACTGATCGAAACGAATGTAACCAATGACAGGGTTTTTGCCTGTCATATCCTTGAGTTGTTTCGGTGTCAGATTCCCCTGATCCAAGGCAGCAGTAACCAAAGCCAAGATACCGTTGTCCGTATCAGGAATCATGCCAAAGGTCTCATCTACCCATTCCCGCAGTTTCCCGTTGACCTTGATATGATCGCAGCCGTAAGCCTTCTCTTGAGGTAGATCTTTCAAGGTCCAGGAAGATACTTTGCCAAATTCCCTTTCCAACAATTCGTCAGCCTTTCCCTCCGGCAATAGATCGGCGTTATCCTTGTAAGTATCAAGGTGCGAACGCTTGTACTCTTTTAGAGCCTTTCGTTCCATGTCTGCCAAGTGTTGGGCCGAGAGTGGACGTAGTTTATACTCCACCTCGTTGCCATCTTTGTCCGGTGCCTTGACAGTTTCGCAAGCGGCCAATGCTCTACCTTCACGATCAGTTCCCATCGTTCTTCTCCTATGGTTATCGAGAATCTCTCAGAATGCCCCAGGGGGCTCCCCTGTAGCGTTTGCCGTTCGTCCCACAATCCCCCTTTGCCCTGTCCCGATCGAACGGCTGTCACACAAGGGACAGGGATCTCTCAGCCTTGTTTCAGCATCAAGTCACGGGCGACAGAACCGGAACGCGATCGACGTTTGATTAGGCCGAAGAAATAGGCCACTTGAGGAGTGAGGTGTAGGATGGGAAAGTTGTGTTGTGGGGAACGTCGATCACGTTCTGCTGCACAATCAGGACAGGGACAAGTCTCTAACCAATGATGGCTTTTGTTGTCCGCTATCCTGATAGTCATTTTCATTCACTAGGCTAATACAGCTACGACTGGGGCGTTAGCTTCTCCAGGACGATAGAAACGTCCGTCCGCTCCCCAATCACCAGTCCAACCGATGACTTCCTCAGTGTCCACATTCGTTACCAAAGTGAATCCCTGATTCAACGCTCGGGGGAAATGCCAATACAATCCAGCAGTTGTTTTCCCCAACCACAAAACAGCAGGCTCTACGATGTCTCCCAATTGAAAAAGATCGAAGAATTCAGTGCCTGTATCATACTTGCCTTCGTTGGAAAAAGTGGCATCCCTTCTGCCACTAGCCCTGTTCGTGAAACCCTCAGAATCAGAATCACCCCATTCTGACTGGCTGGCAAGATTGGGATTTACTGACCATTGAGTAGCACGAGCCACCGTTGTGCCACCGACTTGGAAAGCACCTAAGCGGCCCGTCATGGTAGATGCACTGGACATAGGACTATTACCTCATACGTTATGTTGTGGTTGAGGAGTCACTCGAAGAGCTTGGGCTACTCGACGAGCTAGAAGACGACGAGGAAGACGATGAGCTAGAACTGCTGCTAGAGGATTGACTGCTGGACGATGACGACGATGACGATGCTGAGGAGCTAGACGACGAACTGGAGCTAGACTCTTCAGCATCATGTCTGGCCAACAGATAGAAGCTATAGGTTATATCGCCCCCATTGGCCGAGAACTTGATGGTGTGATTGGAAGCATCCGTTACAGCAAACCCGGCTTCGGCAGGCTGTGCCTTGAACAGGAATCCTTGACCACGCAAAGCACCACCAGTTGCAACGGTATGAGTCCCGATAGGAGTCCACCCGTTGGCAGCCCCCGGTTCAATCTCCAATTGCCCACTAGCCGTGACTGCATTCTCGTTGACCACAAGGATGGCAACAATTTCCTCATAGGGGGAAACATCTTGGCCCAATCCATCCTTGCCAGCCCCAGCACCAATATCAATTGACCCCATATCGTACAGGTCAAAAGTCTCATTGCCGGCATTGGCAAGAGCCCTATTGATTGACTGCCAACCACGATTGGCTTGATTGGCATTGATACCATTCGCCATCGTTGGCTTATGATTGGCATTGGGATGGCCAATGGAAGTGGTGGACCCATCCGTCAACGTATTGGTTAAGGTAGCACCAAGTCTGGCTTCCAGCTTTATGCTGCTTAATGTTCTAGCCACGGCTATTTCCTCGTCTTAAACTGCTACGGGAACGTCTACACGGAATGCGTATTCGACGGTCCACATGTAGTTATCGTCATCTTCTCTGATTGAAAAGTCACGCAAAAACTCAGCTATCAGAAAACCACCATGGGCCAATTCTGGTTTGGTGGGATTGCCTGTAGGATGTCCACCAAACACCTTCATTATTTCCTCAGCCAAGTAAGTGGCAATTTGCTTTGCGTTTCGACTGGCCCCTGATACGTCTTTTGCATGTACCCGGAAAAACCAACCAACGTCCCGTATCTCTCTTATGAAAAGTCCCGTTGAACTCATCCGACTCGTTGTGACCATTTCCCCTTGTTCCATAACACAGTAGGGGAAAACTGCACTGCCTGCCGCTTCCATATCGTTCAAGACTGGGAAGTCTGTCGTGACCGATTCTCTTAATGTTGTGAACTTCCCATCCAGTCCGGAACTATTCCACAAGACATTGATCGCATTGTGTATGTCAGCGGCAGATACACTCATGACTTGATCGGTCCTGACAAAAGCTTGATTACCCTAGCTCTTTCCATTGCCAAAGTCTTGACCAGAAAACTGCGATCTAGTCTTTTGTTTGTTTCCAGAATGATCCCGTAGTCAACAGGTGTTCCGATATGACCCTCTGATCTTGTCTTGCTGGATTTCACTATTTTCCCAAAAATGGACTTCAGCAGTAGAGTAGTATCAGCCCTAGGGTATTCTCCCTTTTTCGATCTTTCCGTTACAACTATCCCACCCCTTGGTCCCTTGACTTTCCCCACCGGGACTGAGATATTGCGAATGACACGATCTTTCACAAAGGCAGTTGCCAACTTCACTCGTTGATGCAAGGTCAGTTGTATCGTGCTCGATACCTTGTCAATGAACCACTCTACTCTAGCTCCCCGTTTAGCTACCCCTGCTCCACGTCTCCTGGCACGGGCAGCCTGTACTTTTATCGACGGGCCCTTAGCCATCAACCACCCCCGGCAGCAATCCGTTGACGCCAATCATCGAGATCCTTCTCGTAAGCTGGCTGTGAATTCGGGACCACACTGCCCGGGTTCAACAGGAAATGCCCCGGTAGGTTTTCCACATCTTCCAAGGTTGGCATCGTTCCCTTGTGAACCCTTGCATCCTCTGAATCAACCAACCAGATCAACTCCCGACAAAGCGTCTTCATTGAATCTTCGGTCAGTTTTTCCTTTCGCGTGTCAACACCCCGAATCTCGGTTCCCACTGACATAAAAGCTTCCGACGATTCCATGAATTGGCGGATGGTATCGCACAAGTCTTCGTTGTCATGCAATGGGTCTGTAATCACAGCTTCCAACTTTGCTGGATTCACAGAAATTCGCATTCCGGGAATCTCAGGCAAAGCCCCCAGACCTACTGCCTGATCCTTGGGAACCATCACCTTCCCTGTCTTCGCATCTTTCACCGTGCGAGTAGAAATGATGCGTGAACGCAACCTAGCATTCGGGATATTCTGCAAGAGAATATCGTTGTTTCGTTTGCCATCTGCTTCAATCACGAACGGACGGATCACAACACCTTTAGATACTGGCTCTTTTTCGACTGTGGACATTACAATGCCTTCGTTCTTCTATCGTTCTTCTGCAAAAATAGTAAAGGGCCCCAGGGTGGCGAAGAACGAAAACCACCCCAGGGGCCACTCGGGGAAATACACTAGGCAGGTGCCGTAGTCACAACACCAGCGTTAGCACCACGCTCAAGCTGCCCACCGTATCGGGCCATGGCCACGATCAGGATGGCATTCTTTCGACGGAGGGTGTTGCCCTCTGTCGACGTGGTGATGGTGATTCCCTTGCGACGATACATACGATACCGACCAAGGATGGCGTAGAACACCTGAGTGTTTGCCAAGCTTTCGTTGATCTTGTATGCACGTTGCATCAACTGATAGGAATCGTAATCCATACCGAAGATACGTCGAACATCAGTACCCCCGACGGGAATTGCCTGGGCACGCTGATAGGACGTTTCCGTTCCGCAGAAAACGGCAGTGGACTTGAGAGCAGCTACATGCTCTGCCTTGACAACCGAGAACCGCAGCGACTCATAATTGCCAAGGGAGGTAGCTCCACCCCAAGCAACCGTTGTCGTGCCGGCCTTGTTCATTATGCCTTCGGGCTGGGTGGTGCCATTGCCCGTGGCAATCACATCATCCAAATCCTCTAGCAAACGCTCACCGTACTGGGCAGTGATATGGGCACCGAAGTCAATCGGCGTGTCAGACAG